ATCCCAGTAGCTGTCGCGAAAATGGAACAGATCGTCACTGTTGAAGGAACGCCAGCAATGGTTGTTGGTCCATTGACGGTTGATGAGGCACTAAATGGTATCCGTGGCAATCCCTTGTTTCAGGCTATTGACGGTTCCACAAGCGCAGGTTTCCCCTATGGCACTCCCAAGAAAAATGTCCTGTTAGGTGACGCAGATAATGGGTATTATTTTGGGCAAGAAGACGCAGCGGCATATTTTGACGCATTTCGAAGGCTCCAAGAAAAGGTCTCTACTGGCATGGTTTACAATTGTACCTTGAAGAGTGAACCCCGCGGTCACGACAAAATTTGGGCGCGTGCTTTCCAAGCTGTAAATCTTATAGCGAACGTAATTGTCAAACAGTACTGCGAGCCTCTTATGCAGATCATTACGAGCAATGGCAAGTTGTTTGAGACTGCGATTGGAGCCAATGCTCTGGGTCCTGGTTGGCTTTCATTGGTGGGAGATTTATACGAAGCAGACCAGGTGATCTCTGATGAGGATTTCCAACTGTTCGACCAAACCGTGTGTCGTGAAATCAGGCAAGCAGGAGCAATGGTCCTTGTGGAAATAGCCAAATGTGCAGGTTGGTGCGAACGTGATATTGAGATGTTAAAAGCAGTTTGCACTGAATTCTTGGATCCGATGATCAATATGCGTGGTGCGATCGTTGTTACCAATAGCTTGCAGCCTTCAGGGACTAATGTAACCGCTCATTTAAACTCAATTGTCAACAGTCTAGCTTCACGCGTGTCCTTTTTCATGCGACACCCTAATAAGCGCAACTTCAGGAGTTATGTGCGTATGATCACTTTAGGCGACGATCAATTGAAGTCAGTGAGCAGAGAGTTTGCACCATCGTGGACTCCGGCTATGGTGCGAGATGATGTTGCTACATTCGGCTTAGTTCTCACAGCAGGCTACAAAAAAGGCGAACTAGCATGGAAAGAAGTTGATTCCCATCCACTGTTCTTGAAACGTGACACAATCTATAATCCTGACCTCGGGTTTTGCTGTGGTGCTCTAGCGCCGCTGTCCAAGTTCCGGCCTTTCGAAATGGTGGACGCACTGCGCATCGACCCCATAATGCATCAGTGCCAAGTTGCAGACATTGCTAACAGGGAAACAGTAGTACTAGGCCGTGAGGAATATGAAGCCACTCGAGAGAAGTTGCGAGAATTCATGCGGGCGATAAAAGGCATCGAAGATTATGCCACTTTAGCCCTGTCATATGATGAGCTGGTATTACGAATACGTGAAGCAAATGATTTTGTAACATTAGAAAAACCTAGTGGAATGCCTACGCGCGCTCGTGAAGATTTTTATAAGTTTTCAAGCGCCTACGGCCAAGAAAGTGGTGAAATAACGTGGGATCTAACTACGTCAATGCCATCCCCTGAGGCCGTTATCCGCGTCCATGCGGGAGAGACTAACGTTTCACTCGCCCCATATTGAAGGTCTTTTCCAATGTTCAAACGTTTAACGTTACTTCCGGGACGCCAAACATTGTGTCAAATGGCATTTATGACATTCCCCACCCTTCGGTACCGTCAGTGTGGAGCCTGTTGCACTTCTCTTATTTCGGCGTTCGTGGGGGTGTTGTGACGTTGCATTACTTGGACGGTGATGGTGTTGTTAAGGTGTGGAAAACTTATGCCATGCGTGGTCCTAATATTGCGGAGCAAATGCAAGTTGGATTTAATATCACTGACACGCGGATCAACCCGTGTTTGATAACCAGCATCCCTGGGCAATCACGTGATAGGTTTCGAATGATGACTGGGATACAACCCGGGAGTGTTCCTCAGGGCTACACTTTTGAAGCTGACGTTCCCAATGCATGCAATTTGCTAGTTGCGCATAGTGCTGGTGAGGATCATTCACTCCTTGGCTATCGTGGCCCTCCATTGCTTGTTAAAACCACACGTCGCCGTCGTATGATGCAAGAGGCTGGTGAAGTAGGCGTTACAGAATTTGCTGAAGGAGTGGCTAGTGAAGATGCTGTAGAGTTTATTCCTATGCGTGACCCTTCAGTGTTGCGCGTGGATGAGAACCATGCAAGTGAGGGTTTGAGCCGTGTGATAGAAACCACCTCCTTATCCTTTAACCTTGGTGCGCTAGATGCTTACAATATCAACCCTATGCAGATCTGGTTGTCCAATCCATACATACGTCGCAAGCTTTCAGGTGAGTTTATGTTGCGTTTGACATTGAATGTTAGGTTTGAATCTAGTGAGTCTGCGCAGTACAGTGGCCTAATCATGGCATGCTACACTGCGCTGAACAAATCACTCGACTTTCAGTATCTTATGAACCCAAGCGGCGGTACCAATGATGTTATGCTGAGTATGCGCTCGAACCTCCCGCATGTGATACATCGGATTGGGAAAGGAGGTACAACCGACCTCGTTATACCCTTTTTCTACTATCATTCGCACATTTCCCTGCCCATGGCTTATGGTGCGTTAGACGGCGGAACTAGTATGGAATACGACCCTTTAGTCTTGGTCCAACCTCTTGTCTCTGCGCAAACAGTGTTAGAAGCTAGTGCGCCAGTTGTATTACGTGTAATGGTTTTTGCCACTGATATCGAAGTCGGAGGTCACACAGCGTACTACCAAGAAGCTGGTGAAGCCCCCAGTGCGCAAGTGACAAAAGCAGCTAAGGCCTTGCTGGGGGCTGGAGAAGCCTTGCGTAGCGCACCAACTCTGGCATTACCGTTCGAATTAGCTGGGGAAGCTGGCATGGCGTTGGGAGCTCTTATGCGTTACTTTGGCCACTCGCGTCCAGTACAACTTGGCAGTCACACGCAGGTACCGTCAATGGTTTCTCCACTTACGACATTTGATACGAATATTGCGGGTGGTACTATAGCTTTCGATTCGAAGCAGCAAATTTCTGTTGATGGGGCGATTTGTGGAATGGGCCCGAGAAGCGAAATGGAGATTGCAGATATCATTTCGCGACCCTTTTTTGTCGGGTCTTTTGGTGTGAACACAACTTCCACCTTAGGGACTATTTTCTCAATTAATGTAGGACCGCAGTTATGCAACGTAGACGGAGATTATTTGTGCCTAGGAGGGGGAGGTTTGTTGTGCACACTTTTCGAAAGTTGGTATGGTGGAATGGAGTATGACATAGAGCTAATTGCTCCTGTGAATACAGGTGGTATTTTTCAGTTCACTTATGAGCCTGCTGGGCCCATGGCAACAAACTCCAGTCTGACAAACACGAAGAACTTGCGTGTGAATATTCGTGACACAACTCGCATCTCAATTCCTGTTGGTTGGCATTCGTATAGGGGAGTGCTTGCGACGCTTTCCTCTACTGTTACAACGCTAGCTGGACCCACTGATGTTGCGGCATTCCCCTACAACCAGACTTGCCACAACGG